ACAATGCTGCCTCTAATCCTGGCACGTTAATACCTTCAGAGAGAATACTGTGATGCAAAACTACAAATCTTTTGCCATCTTCTTTACCCCATTGTGTTAATGTCTCAAAGAATTTCTCACGATCTACACTACTACCATCAATATATGCACCTGTCTTTGATGTAATATACATCCAAGAATAACCTCTGGAAGATAACTCACTAACGAAATTAGTATCTTCTATTAAGTTAACAATTTGTGCTGTTCTTCTTGCACATATTAATACTTTATCCACACCACATTCATCAATAGATTCTAACAAATGCTCAGATTCTTTAGTGACTGGTGTTCTACCTGCCTCAGTCATTTCCAATTCTTTGATTGTTAGTCTTGGTGGTAAAATATATCCACTATCTATCAATTCCCTTGGTGTAATTCTTTCTATTTCTTCTCCATATATTTCTTCATCATCCATACTAGGATTGTAGATAGACTTATTATACTTAGGAGTAGCAGTAAAGAAATAGCAGCGAACATTATCCAAAGTTGAATAAAACTCAGTAGCAGGATAAAAATGTCGTTGAACACTATTATGTGCCTCATCAAAGTATACAGTATCTACATTTATACCAGACTCTTGTATTCTATGAAGAGAATGATATGTAGTGAAGATTAACTTATTAAACTTGTAATTATCTGCTTCCCATTGTTTAATAGCTATGGAACTTGTAGTTGAATAGTGTGAAGTATCACCACTATGTACGTGCAATACTTTACGTTGAAGCATAGGATTTAATCCTAGATATTCTTCAAATTCATCGGAATGTTGTTGTGCTAATAGTATACGTGGGGATACAACTACAATAGTCTTTCTATCAGGTTCCTTTAAGAGAAATCCCCATTTATTTCCACTATTAAACACTCTTTGTGCATCCTTAATCATACACAAAGTTTTACCACCACCTGTAGGAACAATAACTTGCCCTTTAGGATTAGTGGACATTGTTTCAACAATCCTTGCCTGATGTGGTCTTAATTGGATCATTTCAATAGTGTACCATACTTGATACCATAAAGTCAACTACAAGCGTATTGTAGACGCTTGTAGACACCTATACAACAGTTTGTTAGTCCCCCTTTATATTCACCTACTTAGAGGTAATCTTATGCTTAAGTTCTTTCTCTGACTTTTTACCTGTTGCTTGTAATACTATATCACGTAAAGTTCTTTCACCTTTCTTATACAGTGCTTTACGTTGTTTAGTAGTAAGTCCAGATTTCTCTCTTGGTTTATACTTAGGGTCTGTCTTTGGTTTGTCTTTCTTTCTCAACAACTCATCTGCTGACTTGGTTTTAGCACCCTTTTCTCTTGCCTTACGCTCTAAATATGCCTTGCGTTGTGCTGCTTTAGGATCTAACTTAACAGATCCCCTTTCTTTAGTTGGTTGTTGCTCACGCTCAGATCTAGGACGTTGTTTACCAATATCCTTTCTTGCTTTATATTTACCTTTGCTTCTATCCTGACCAATCTTTCCTACTTCTAAAGGAACATCAGAACCCACGGTACTATCCTTGGGTTCATATTTACTTGCTTCAGATATAAATTGTTGGAAAGATTTCATTTGCACCTAATTCTCCACATGTTTATTTAGATGCAACTTCCTTTTTAGTGCCTCCACGATAAACTAAACCATTATCATTCATATATTTAACTCTTTCATATCTCAATTTCCTCAATTTCTCAAATTGAATCTTTTGTTCTTTGTTAAATGAAAAACTCTGTTTGCGATACGTTTCACGCAAATCTGCTAATTGAATAAGAACTTCTTTTGGTGTCATAATAAAATAACGGTTATACTATTAGAACAATTTGTTAGTCCCCCTTTAATATTACTCACTAATCATCACATTGTGAGTAATGTTCAATCTGTTCTCGTGGGGTTCTTTTCTTCACATACTGCAATTGGTGCCAACGGTCACTTTGGCACAATAATAAAGTATGAATATTCTTGTGATGATTATTTTTAGAATATTCACAGTGAGGTTTAGGTTTAATACCAGTCTCTATTGTAATGTACTCTTCACACTTAAAATACACCCATCCTTTATCAATTCCATATTCACCTCTATCCCAGACAACATAATCATTCACCTCTGGTGAATAATCTTCCCACAATTTTAACTGGATAACGTCATCATGAGTTGACATTGATAATTACTCATCTAAAGGTTGAGTATCTACCACTACCTTAATTTTATCCGGTGATACACCAGCATCAAGACAATCCCTGATAACTTGATCACATTGTTCTTTAGTTAATTTTCTTACTGCTTGTTGATGTATTTCAACATTCTCCCATCCTTGAGTTCCTAATTGATAAACTCTGTACAAAGTTGGTGTTTCTTCGGTCATGATTTAAAAGCAACGTGAACGTATGTAAGTACCTAAATTATATCACGATTAAATAAATTCCGCAATATAGTAATCAACAGTTACTTCTAATTTTGCTGCTTCAACCTCACAATCTGCGATAAATTCATCAATCATTTCTTCAGTCCTATTTGGATTATAAAGTTCACCAAAGTCATTAGATTCGTTCATGAGGTTAATGCAACTGGTGTATGTAGGTAAGGACGGGACAGATGGGATTTGAACCCACGACCTCTGCCGTGACAGGGCAGCGTTCTAACCGCTGAACTACTATCCCAAAGTTGAGCAAGGTCTTATCCACGACATTTGTTCGCTACATTGCCTTGCTCGGTGGTTCTCACCATCAGGGTTTCCCCTGTACACCTCTACGACACTTTCAACGTCCCCCTTTTATATTAACCACCATCCACGGCACATCCTAACATTGCACCACCTACAATACCAGTAGGAATTGCCCACCAGCGATCCTTTCCACGAGATCCAAATCCTGCAAGACCACCGCCAAGAAGACCACCAACAACTGTACCTTCAGAACAATCATTAGTATCTACATCTTCATACACGGTAACATGTCTGCGATAAGTTGGTGGACGACTGGAGTGACGACCTACATTTGGATGTGGATCAGGATGAACATGAGTGGGAATATCTTCACAAGGAACTTCCACAGTTTCTTTCCACGACTTTACATAGCCCGGGTTATCTTCCGTCCCTGGGATATAATCTTCACGGTACTCACTTCTAAAGCAAGTTCTTTCTTCCGACCATCCTGCTTGTGATTCAGCAGCAATAGCAGGGGTACATGCCGACAAAGCGACGAGAGATGCAAGAAAAATCTTCATGTTGTTGATAACTCCCTTACGGGTTCCATTTTAATAAACTGTTCATTCATATTATAGTATAATTGGTAGTTTTCGGTAGTAACGTAATATCCTGTAATATCTTTACCATCATCCGTGTATCCATACCCCTTTACTCTTTCTTGACACCCATCTATTCTCATTTTCTTATTCCCATGTAAGTATGAGTGGTAACGGTTGTCTAAGTTAATCATTGATTTTAGGAGAAATGTGTGAACATCATAACATAAGTTATGTGTAGTATCTATAAATTTTATATTGTCTTTAGAGTGTTGCAACACTTCTCAATATCGATGAGGGATATCAGAATAATCATCATCAGTTATTGGTACAAATGGTTTGCGTGGAGTATATTCATACCCACCATTATCCTTAACCCATTCCTCACCTTCTTCAGGAGTAGAAAAATTATCCATAGAAGGTTTAAAGAAATCACGGAATTCCTTCTCACTCTTTGCTTCAGTAACTTTACTAGAAACATATGCTTGAGAGTCTGAAACCAGACCACCCATATCATACTTTCCAGCAATTGGATCAGTATCTAAAGTATATAAAGCAGAAAGATTTCCCTTCAACATTAACAGCAAGTTCTGAGAACGAGAAAGACTTTCTTTATAATATCTAACTCGATCCTCAACCGTTTTCACTATCTTGTCATATACTTCTTTAGGAGTAGCATTGGAGTTGAGTGAATCATGAACCCATGCTTCCAACTTTTCAATGCTATCATCACCCTTCATAATTCATTCTCCTTTTTTGCTTGTTTCTCTTGTTTGAGTCTCCTTTTAACCATTTTAGCAAATCTAACATCTTCCTTTGTATACCAATCTGGATGCTTTTTTGCTCTTTTAATAATAGTCTTTGCTGCTTTTTTATCCTTCAATGTAGTCTGTAATATAGTTTAACAGACTATTTAGTACAGTTTTTCTTCTTGTCCTAATTCAATCTTACAATCAGACTTAGGATAGGCAACACAAGTAAGAACGAATCCTGCTTCTAATTGGTCATCATCAAGGAATGATTGTTCCTCTTGATCTACCTCACCTTCAAGGATTTTACCAG